CCAGAAACGACAGGCCAAATCCGCCCAGAACCGCCGATAGATTACGGAGCGGCGTTTGCGCCGCTTTTATGCGGGCAACCATCCCCTCTGTAGCCGTGCCTGTGCGGGCCACACCGACGGCGGCTTTTTCGGCATTCTGCCCCGCCTGCTGGACATTTTGACCAAAGGTTTTTAGTTGCGCCGAGGCCCGGTCGCGGGCCTCCATGACCAGCACTGCCGTAACATCAGCCACTTGAAGCCTTCCTTACCATGTGCTCAGCCTCCATCCAATCGGCAATGCGCCTCAAAACCGATAACGGGCATCGCCGATATTGCCAATAATCCCATTGCATATAGCGCATGACGGCAATAGAAGAATATTCAGGCGGAACCTTGCCCGCCCCGGAGAGGGCGCTATAAAGTTCCGCCTGTCGCAAAGCTAAATCGCCTTCTCCGTCTCGACAAAAGGGGGGTTCAATTCCCTGATGCGTTTTTTGATTTTATCAGCCACAACTTTGTTGAGTGACCGTAGAGTTTGGGGGGCAGGCAAAATTTCCGAGCCATCAGGTTTGACAATTTTTAGTATGCACAATTCCATCAGCTTGAGGCCGCCTTGTCGCAGAAGCGGTTTAATATCTGTTTTGCCATCGCTGCCTTGAATGTCCACGCCCAGCATTTCATTCTCTAAATCTTCCTGGTCGCCCGCATCCATTTCTTTTTTTAAAAGCACTTTCCATCCCTGGAATTGCCCAGTGAACTCTAACCATACCGTTTCAGATTCAACAAAAAATTCCATAAAACCCCCTGTCTATTTCTTTAGGCTTGGCGCACCTATCAGGGCCAGCATACCCAGAGGCCCCAGGAACAAACCCACGATAACCCAGGCGATAATTGAACGCCCCTTTTGCCCCGCTAACCAGCCTGATAATATCGCCGAGGCAATGGCAAGCAAAAAAACTAAACCTACAATTTGTTGTTCCATGTATCCTTCCCTTCAATTTGCCCCATCCTGGGGCAAAGCGTTGTCTCTCTGTTATGGAATGGCGGTTAGGGCGTTCTGCACACTGATGACAAATTCCTTAGTCCCTGTGGCATCATAACAGGATACGAACTCTGCCTCTACCAAGGTTTGCCCTTCCCATTCACCCAGAACCTTGAATTTAGTGTATTCGATGCACATGTCTACCCGCAGCCATTTGTAATACGAGCCAGCGATTAGTGTACCCTGGCAATCCAAGCGCACCCATTTGGCGGTTCTAGCTGCATAGGCATCCCGCTCAGTGTTGGCGGTAGCATTGAACAGCATCGCCATTTTACCCGTGATGGCCCGGCCCTGGATGCCGTATGCCGAAAAATAGTTATTCCCATCGGCGTTAGCCAGCGCCTTGAATCCAGGTATGGTGAGTGAACAGTTGACCAACGTGGCCGCTTTGACCGTGCCCCCCAGGCCAGACCAAGCAGTATCTATGTAAAGATTAGTTTTATTGAACGGGGGGGCCTCCAATCCCGTCACCAGCGTAAGAGCCCCCGTCACTGTCGACTCGGTCACCTGCCGTCCCACAATATCTACGTCTATTTTCCAGGGTTCCCTCGGCGCCCCGCCCAAGGTGATAGACCTGGCAATGCAATATTCCGACTCAAAATTCTGTTGCTCATCGCCGTACTCTATCGTGTAGCTATCCGGCGCATCACCACTCGCCAGCGTGGGTTCAAACGTCCAGAGATAGGCCGCCGTTCCCCCCTGCTGGACACCGCTCACGCCGCCCTTGATAGCCATACCGAGCCACCATAATAATTGTTCATAATATGCTGGGCCTGAATATTTTAGTCCGACTTGCTGAAATACCCGCGTGGCGATGCCCTTCTCAAATAGTGATTGCCGGCCCAGCACATGCTCCGGCCTATCCCATTCGTCCTCGTTTTCCACGTCCAGGACGCCAGCAAACTTTTTAGTGGCAGCTACCGCCGTTCCCCTGATGCTTTCCTTGCCTAGCTGCAAGAGTTTTAGCTGATGTATTGCCATACTGTCCTCCCTTGATTCGCGGTCATTGACCTTCTTTGCCAGATAGTTGTCCCCAAATATTCACACCCTCATCGTCAACAATCGTCTGAATTGCGCCCTGGTGGGCACTGATTAAATCTTTATGATACGGATTAGGCTGCGTCCCAACTTCACTAATTTTACGAGCTATCAAAAACGCCACCTGTGGCGCTCTCTTGCCATGAACACCCAGCACGGCCTCCACCCAGGGGATAAGTTCCCGATATGGCGGAAAATGGGGCACTGTGCCCTCCCGGACTGCCACGCCATAGGGAAAGCCTTTTTTTGACCTTGCCGATTGCCTGATTTCCAAACGCATATCATAGCCAGATGGGAATATACGAAAATGCGTGTATGGCTGATTGCGTAGATGATGTGTCGCACCTACTGGAGTTTTGCTCTGTAAATAGGGAATCAAAATATGCCCAACCTTGCGCAATACACGATCAAGATGCAATGCAATTGTACGAGGTGAATCATTTAAACCCTCGACAAGTTTTTCATGGCCTTTGGCTTCCCATATAAATTCAATCATTTATTCCGCCGTTGCCGTTGTGGTACTTTCTTTAATAGTCACCCGCAATAGTTGCCTCCACCATCGCCGGGACCCTACCGCCCAAATTTCAGGTTCATCTCCCGATTCGATGGCCCCGAATAATACGCCCACCGTCCGGTTCAACGTCTCATTAGCATCCAATTTATCAATTATCGCCTGACGCTCCGTTCGTATGGCGACTGCCACTGTAGATATTTCATCCTGAAATGGGATAAACAATTCCACGTTCACAGTCCATTTATTCTCCTGGATACCCGGCGCATTCACCCGGCTAAAAATTCCTGGTTGCAATATCATCGCCTTAGTTTGTCCAGTCCCTAAAATGCGATAATCACCCTCAGAGACATTTGCCGTACTATAGCCAGAAACAGCCTGTAGTAATGTTCTGAGAGCATCTTCAACACTGGCGTAGCTCATTCCTCAGTTGTCGCTCCCCCGGTGCCGCTGCCCGGATAGTCAAATGTAGTTCGTTTGAATAATGGCGTTTTAATATCCCCGTCTGAATTTTTCCAGCTAGTGATTTTTAATAAATTACTAGAGGGATTAGTTATACTCAATCCGAGTTCTGCCAGGAACCGGCTTTCCAGAATCTTTTTTAGACCATCCCGAAATCGTTTATTGAACCAGGAAAGCCTGGTATTTGGTGCGTCCGATTCCTCGCCTGCCTGCGCCTCATAGGGCATGGATTGGAGCACCAGAGCACATGCCCCATAGCTATTTATCAATGCCAGCCAGTTCGATGCCCTCGGCGCATCGGCGGTAACAGTCGCCGGTAGAGGGGGCGTATAACCAGCCTCGGCCATTGCTGCGTGAATCTCGGCGGCGGTATCATCCAGAAATTGCTCCACCTGAGCCAATTTCGGCGTTGTGCCAGTGGCAAACGTCCGGGAGGCGGCAATATCGCCTACCAACGCCTCAACCCGGGCAACTGTGCCGTATGTGTATGTGCCTAATGCCACTATAATGCCTCTATTGCAACTCGTAACGCCTGAGCATCCGCCAAACCTGCAGCGTAATCTGATTTGACCGTAGCCAGCAGGTCGTCAAGCTGAGACTGCGACAGCTCTATACCCTCACTTGTTTTGCCGATATCAATGACGGCAAGCCTGGCATTCATCGAATACAAACGTGTCGCAAAGTTGCCAATGGCTCCCCGTATTTCCATAATGGTCATGTATCCTCCTATGCCTTAGTTGGATAGACGGTGAAGTAGTAGGGCACTCCCCCAATGTCTATTTCGACATCCAGTTGTGTACCACTTAAAGCTGTCGCAGCGGCATTTTTAGGATTCTTTATTTTGAAACCGTTAGCGCCTGTACCAGCTCCTTCCACCGTTGCCCCAGATGTGATAACTAAACCCGTGTGGGTGATGGCCGCCCACGTTGCAACGGCTATGTCTATTCCACCTGATATTAGTAGGCGTTCAACTGATGCGCCTAGTGCTAGATTCCGTGTATAAAATTTAATACCTGATGGCACACCAGCATATGTTTGCCCAAATAGAGCGATATTTGCGCCTAACGACAGCGCACCCCCTGCTATTGTTCCGCCGCCGTAGACGACATAGCTATCAGTAGTGGGGCTACCGATTCCATAACCCGCTGCAATGGTTATATAATTGCTACCCATTGCAATCGTTCCGCCACCGGCGAAAGCGGGCATAGTCAAACCTGTGCCTGCGGTAACTATGCCCTGGATGACAGGAGCCGTTAAAGTTTTGTTGACTAACGCCTGGGCCAGCGTAACAAAGGCAAACGTATCAACTACGCTGGCAAAATTGGGAATTGTTAGCGTGGTTGCCCCTACCGTTTGCGATGTCAGAGCAATATTTACCAGTTGACCATTCGTCAGCCCGAACGGTGTTGCCGATGCAATGGCAATCGAGGATACACCTGTTATGGCCGTTGCCACCTGAAAGGCAAACGCCCCTGTCGCATGGTCAAGTTCTTTCACACCCGCAACGTAGTGGTCTATCGAGGCCCCCGATGCTGCCAGCAATGCCGTGTCGCCCGCACTGCCGTCTAGCCAGAATCCCATCTGGCTATGGCCCCCTTTATTGGTGTAGAGGGCAATATCGCCGTTGCTGGTGGAGTTGGCAATCATCAGAGAGTTAGCGGCGAGGGCCTGTGATTCAACTGTGCCAATCAGAACGGAGGCCAATGCTGTATCGGCATTCAATACCGCAGAGCGGTTGAGCAAAACCTGGTCGCCATCGGTCCCTAGACGGAATAGTTTGTCATCGGCATAGATAGCGCCGCCGCCATCGGGTATTTTGAATACTGTTAAGCCGCCGTCCTGGATATCCAGAATATCACCGCTGCCACGCTGATTGACGGTGAGGGCTGCATTGCCATCATTGGCATTGATACTACGGCCCCATTTGCCTACGGTGGGGCCGTTACGTCCTAACATCGTTAAAGCCATTTCTGCCTCCTAGCCCGATACCAGGTTGACATGAACTGTTACCAATTTTAGCGGGTTGTCCGTGGGCGTGTCATCCTGCGTCACCCGCAGGAGGTAAAACGGAAACGCATCAGCGCAAACCTCATACCCTTTTGATGCCAGGGCTATTGCCTGAGCGGTGGCAATCGGAAACGCTCCCACATCCCCTACCGTATCCGTGCTGGCGTGAAGGCCATATAGCGCCCAGGTCAACCCCTTATTGGGCGCATTATCAATGGCTATTGTGAGGTGTCCCTTGCCAAATCCAGCAAATACCATATCATGGCCCAGGACATCATCACCAGTATAGGCCACTTTCAACGATGATGGTAAAATGGCCAGGCGGTGAGAGGCTGGTAGCCCTGTAATTTTCGTTAATGTTTCGGCAACCATTTAGCACCCCCTTTAGGGTTAATCTTTTTCAGCGTCAAACAATGCCGCCCGGTTTTGTTTTATCTGGATTGCCTTAGCTCGGGCGACGTCATCCGCTAAACCCTTTATGCCAGGATACTGAGCTTGGAGATAAGCAGCTACGAGGCGGCTATAGCTCATTCCCCGGAATAATTTTTCCGCATTCACCCCGTCTCCCTGAGCACGAGCGGCTTTCAGGGCGGCTTTGTTTCGGTGATATGCGGATAAATGCTCGACAAGCTCAGCGGCCATTGATTCTAACTGATAACTATCAGGGAGTTCAAGGTCGGCAGTATCGAGGATTGTGGGGTCCAGTTCTCCGTCAGATTCGGATAAATCCTCTGCCTTGAGTAAATCGGCGATTATTTTCGCCTTCTCCTGGGTAGGGGTTTTGGTCTCCTCTGCCATGATTGTATGCCTCCTCAATATAATTTTGGTTATCACGCCCGGCATGGGCGCTATTTCAGTCCCGGCAACGCCAGGACAGTTACACGAATACAGGCCGTTTTACATGGCCGGGTTTAACGTCAACAAATCTGGCTAATGCTGGTGTGTTAGCCAGGGCCTTGAGTAATTTTTCTACGTGAAGAGTTACCGTTTCATCTTTTTTGGCGCTATAGGAATGAATGACATAATCACCGTCATCCGTGTGCGGTGAAAGCGTAGTGCTATTCCCCGCAGCATCCAGGACCTTAGCCTCGCCACCCTCAGAATAGAACGTCACGCCGTTAGCCAGCGTTCCCGCCGGGGCCGTGCCATTAAACAGAGAAATGGTGTTAGTGCCTACAGTTGTCGCCCTGTCTACACTGCCATCACTGCCCACCACCAGACCCAGTTCGGCGTTGGCGATGCACACAAAACCTTTGGTGGCGTTGCTGGTGCTGCGCAGGTACAGGCTGCCGTCGGCGGTGTCGGCGCTATGGGCGGCGCTTGAACCATAGAGGATGCTGTCCACCAAATTCAGGGCATTGGCAGCCAGCGTTAGTTCCGCCGTGCCGCCTATCTCAAATTTCCAGTTTGCCCCCACTGCGTTAAGGTGCGCATCGGTTTCATCGGTGGAAATAGCTACATATTCGGTAGCTGGAGTTGTAGCACCGTGAACATAGATTGTGGGATTAGAATCGGCGTTTACGTTCCAGTCGGTGGCGATATCGGCCGCCTGGCAGATATGAATTGCGAGACTAGCCCCGAGGCCAATCGCAAAAGCGTGGTTTGAGGCATCGGCAGTACTCCATCTCAGGAGTACATCCCGGCCAGCGCCAAAAAACATATCGGCATCATCGGCTATCAGACCGATTGCGCCGGCGGCCATGATTGAATAGTTGCCAGTTCCGCCCTCGGTCGGGGCCGCCCCGACATACAGCACGGTTGCATCCGTTACGGACCCGCCGCCTACTGTGATATTAGGCTCCAGAAGGTAGGCGGTTGCCACAACTGCTGTTACCCCGGTTGTAGTTACTGCACCAGCGGCTTCCATCCAAAGGTCAGCATAGCTGGTGGCATCGGTGGCTGTCCGGGCTAACCGTCCCACACGAATCAATCTGTTAGCATCCGATAAATCGGTGTTGGCTCCGAATACCAGGCTGTTTTTACCACCGTCCACATAGACGGCATAGGCCAGGTCAGCCGATTCTATCCGGAAGTCCCGGTCGTTGCTGGCCTCATTGAACACATGCGCCGTAGCAGATAATGCCACTTCATCAACACCATTTACGGCGATATTCACAGCTTTGCCGGTCAGAGCATTGAGCGTCAAATCGCCGGTGTTGTCGTTGACCGCATAGACCTCTGTGGCATCCGGGGCGGTGGCCGCATTGAGGATAACAAACCCTGTGTTATCCAAGCCATTAGCGTTCATGTCCAGGGTTGTAGCAGAGAAATTGAATTCGTCCGTGTTGTTGATGGCCACATTGAAAGTTTTGGCTGTAATGGCGTTGACGGTCAAATCTCCGGCATTATCCCGGACTGCATAGCAGTTCGTGGCCGCTGGAGCTACACCATCGGTATCCAGGATTAGCTCATCAACAGTGAGTGTAGCTGCTACAGTCCAGTTGCCGCCAAAGGTTAGATTACCAGTAACAGTAAGGTCTCCGGTTATAGTGCTATTCCCAGTTATGGCCGCTCCCCCAGTGCTCACCGTTAGCGCCTGAGCGATAGTTACACTGGCCCCGGCCACCGTGATAACATCCGTTCCCGCTATTGCCAGATTGACGGTTTTACCAGTCAGGGCATTAATGGTGGTATCACCGGTATTGTCTCTCCCGATGTAGCAGGATGTGCCCGCCGGGAGGGTATCATTGACGAGGGTGATTTGGCCTACAGATAGGCTGTCGAACGTGCCTACACCGGCCTTGCTCACGCTCCACAATGAATCCGTTCCTAAAATATCGTTGCCACTGCCCGTGTTGGCAAAACTGATTCCCGCCCCGGTTGCCTGAGCGCCTATCGTCACCGAGATACCAGCTCCCGATTGAGCGCCTACAGGGTTTTTGGTAATCTCCAGAACATTGTTGTTGTTGGCGGCATTATTGGTGAGGGTGATGGCTCCGGAATCCACTGTGATGGCCCGGCCACTGCCGGCGCCTCCCTGGTCGTATGCCTGGTCTAACGTATTGCCAGTAGCGGCTAGGGTTTTTGAATTTGTGCCATCATGGTCATGCCCCGAAGTGGTATTGAATATCGTCACCAATTCCTTTAGCAACCTGAAAGGTCTGTATGCGTATTTATCTACTGTGATTAAGCTCGATTGTGCCATTTTTCCCCCCCTTGTGCGTCTCTACCTGCTATCAGATAGGCGTTCCGATTCACGGAATCTATTGAACTACAAGGCTAATTTTTCTTTGGTCTCCCGGGCCCCCGGCCAGCGCCTACTAATTCCCGTTCCTGCATTGCTACAGCCTGCCCTGGCTCAGTCAGCAACCGTTTATATTCCGGCTTTGCCAGCAAATCATCAACCGATAGCAGTGAGGCATCTCCGATAACAGCCCGCGTTGCCAACATCATCTCTTTGCGTGGGTGGCCTGCTTCTACAATCCAGATATCCCCGGCGTAGAATGGGCAATCGCATTTTTCTAACTGGCCCAGGTCATTGACTGAATTGGTAGTGTGAATCGGGCCATAATGCCACCCACGCCACCGGAAAGGCCGCCGGACCCGGTATGCCTCGTTCATCAACTCACCGCCGATAAATACATGTAACCGTGCGGACTGGAGGTCAATTTCTGGTCGAAATAATCACGGATTCTGAGTATATCCGCATCGGCATCATCATCGGAATAGCGTTCGATGGTCATACCGAGTCCATTTGGCCGCCAGTTGAACGTTTTGCCAGCCGCTGGCTGTTGGAGGCTAACACCAGGAACCACATTCAAAAATAGAGCGTGTTTCCCGAATATATACGCCCCCGTGTAACTCTCAGTAGCCTCAGCTTTTTCTACCGCCGTATTCTCGATGGCCCGGGCCACCAGGAGTGTTTTAACGCCCAATAGTGGGGCGATAAGGTCGGCGGTCAGAATGCCCTTCTGAGTGTATTTGTAGCGGTCAACCAGAAGGGGGTGACTCTCTAGCCCGTTGTCGAAAACCTCTCCGGAAACCACCAGGGTATTAGGGGGCATACCCGAAGCCTTTTCGATGGTCTGAATTGCGGTTTTGGCCTTCGCTATCGGGTCGCTGCCGTCAAAATCATCCCATTGGTCGGTACCAGATAGCGTTGCCTGAGACCAGATGCCGGTAACAAAAAAGTCGGCGCTGAATTTTTTTTCACGGTTGAGCAATGCCTGGTAGGTCAGCCATTTGGTAGCTGCCTGCTCAGATTTAACTGCCGCATCCTCGTTAGCCAGGGTATCCCGGTCTATCTGATACGCTAACCAAAATCCCTCAGCGGTATAGGTTGCGGTGTTAATTCCGAGGCCAGCCCGGGGCGGTCGAGAACCGCTCGATTTCCGGGCCATGACGGAACGATGCCAGAAATCCCTTGCCCAGATATAGTATTTGTCGCTCCGTTTGTCAACTGGCACCTCCGGAAATACCTGGTTAGCGACAAAACGGCTTTCATCCTGAGCGTATGCGATGCTCAGGTTAGAAAGGGCCACATCCTGATGAACATTCGATAGCTGTATTCGTGCTTGTGCCATTTTTCTTCTTTCCTCCTAGCTCGCTATACTCAATGCCTTGACCGGACAGATGAACGCCATGCCAACCTCGTCTTGAGCAATATCCTCCAGGGCGAAACCTAAGATTGGGCTGTCTATCTCAGATTTTTCTGCCTTACCATCCGCCCCGGTAGATATCCCCAGTTGCGCGGCTATGGCCTCCACCGCCTCAACCGGGAAAACGCCCAGAATCCCAACGGTGATTACATCGCCATCAGCGGCGGCGGATTCCAGCGCAACGCCCGCGGCCATTTCATCGTCAGCGCATTGACTGACTTTGTGAGTGCTGGTGGCGATTTTGACGAATCGGTACTTGCCGATTGCAGCGCTGGCTACATAAGCCAGAGTGATTAACGGTATTTGTTTACTCGCCATCGTTGTCGCCTCCCTTGATTATGTTCTCAGCCTGGTATTGCCGGAAAAGAGTTGTATTATCATCCGCCAATTTGAGGACAGCCTTAGCATGGCTAAGGCCCTTTTCCTCATACTCATGGATTTTCTTTTCCGCTTCGCTGGTGCCGTTATCGTTGCCTTTAACCGTGCCCTTGAGACTAAGCACCCCTGCTGCCACAAGGCTTTTGTTCATATCCTCGTAGCGTTTGACCATCGCTTCAGCCAGTTTCGGGTTTTGCTCGTCCAGGGCGACTAATTCGGCTGCCATATCCTCCGGTTTACCCGCAATCGCTTTCCATTCACCGGCTTTAGCCGTGAACTCCAGTAACCGTTTTTCTTTTTTAGCCTGGGCTACCTGGGCGGTGAGCGTGGCTACGGTGGTCTGAATATCCGCAAACTGTTTAGTCATTTTTGCCCCTTCACCGGCCCCGGCCATAGCCTCTTTCATTTTGGCCATGATTTCATCCGGGGTGGCTATCTCAGGCAGTCCCAGAAGTTTAGCCATTTCAGCCATCATGTCATATTTGGCTTTGACGGCCTCAAAAACTTTTTCCTCTGGGGTGTCCTCAGCCAGTCCCAATAGTTTCAACACTGTTTTCATTTCCGTTTCTCCTTTCGCCTCATAGTCAATTATTTTCGCTCCTTTCATTTGCTGCGTGAATACCGCAGATTTATCTAGCCCTTTGATTTCCTTGACCGCCGGGAGTTGAGCGCCCAATAACGCCACACCGCAGAGCACCCGGCGATAATTTTCTTTGCCGTCTTTGTAATCAAATATGACTTCCGAAGAGACTTTGTTAAATGATTTGGATTTAATTAAATTGGCAATCGCCTCTGGCACATCGGCAAAATCGGCCACCAGAACCTTGCCCTCACGCCTGAGCGATGATACCCACCCGAATGCCATTGCGCCATTACCCTCATCGCCAGTTAATAAATTAACCGGGATTTTCATCTGTTTGGCCAACGAGAGATTGAATTCATCTGAGGTATGCCCGATTTTTAGGGGAGGATCAAGCCGGCCTTTGAGCGATTGAAATGCAGAGACCATGATGTCCAGGTCTTCTACCGTGTATTTGTCGCCGTTGTGAGTCCCTGTCGCAAATATCTCCACGCCCTCTACACGCCGGGTCTTGAGCTGGGCGTTTTTCGAGACCTTTACCCACGTTCCATTGCGGCGGATAAAATCATCGGCAATAGCAGCGGAGGCGCGGTCAATAGCAGTTTTATCATGGGTATCACCGAATGCAGCCCAGAAGATTTTAGCAGTTTCATCTGGCAGACCAGCCGTCATGTCACCCGGCCATGCACCGGTGACATTATGCTCTAGCCAGGCGCAAAAACCCTCAGGCGAGGATTTATCGCCGTTATCGGCAACACAGGCTGCAAAATCGGGGTAGCCAGCAAATGGCAAAGAAAAAACCTCCCATTGAGCGCTTATAGCATCTCATTTTGGGAGGCTCGATGACCTCTAAAGGGCGGCTCAGAGGCCGCTAATGTTTATTTATAGCATTTTTTTTAAATTCTGTCAAGGGGATTGAAACAAAATGTTTCCTTCCATGATGACGCTGAATGATAACGAGCTTACCCTCTCGCCATTCGGCCATGACCTGACCACAGCCGCAATCACAATAAACACGGGTGGAAGTTCCCTGTCTCAAGCTAACCTATCCCAACCATTTCAGTAGATATTTTAAAGATATTACTACTTTCCTGTAGTAT